ATCTTCATTTTACTATATCCAAAATTGTTCTAAACCAATCAACAGAACCAACACTTTCGTTAATCTTGATATCTGTAGGGACGCCTACGTCTTTGATTACTGAGTTGTCTGCAAAGTCTTTCAAAATTACATTTACTAGATCAGGTGAATAGTTCTTATCCATTGCTTTGCGCAACGTTTCATATGAATACAAGTCATCTGCTGAATCTAATTGCAGCACCTTTGCAATTTCATTTGGATCTTTGTATGGACCGTCAATGATTTTATTATTATTCTTTTTAGTGTAGCCGTCACCCTTCTTGTTAGGTTCAGGAGTTCTTAATACTTTAACGAGACCATCAGTTGGACTCCACATATATCGTTCAGATTGTACTGGTCTACCGTCACTGATTTTCTGCTCTGATTCTTTTTTATCCAAATGTGCAGCGATGCTAGACATAAGAATGTTTCTGAATACGCCCTTATACTTACTGTCTTTCTCGTGCGGTGCGTGATAGAATGTCTTCAACCAACCCGGATCGCCGGGCATGAAGTCTACTTGAACATAACCTGTTCTTGGCTTACCCTGCACTTGTTTATTGGGGTCATAGTCTGCAATCTTAACTTTAGTCATTATAACAGAGCTTTTAGCAATGTCAAGTACCTCAGGAATATTTTTTAATTTTTCTAGAAAGTCGGGGATATCGTCTGGTGCAATCTCAAGAGCAATATCAATGTCGCCGGAGAACTCTTTCTTACCTACGCTGCCTAAGGTGTTGTTCTTTAGGTCAATGCCTAATATCTTTTCTAAGCTATCCAGTGTGGGTTCAATCTCATCAATATGGATTGCACCAACCCCGGGCATTGCTCCACCTTCTGTCAATAAGGGCATTAGTCAGTACCTAACTTAGCAATTGCTGCCTTATATCCTTCTGGATTATTCTTTTTCATAGCCGCAAGTTGCTGTTCAAGTTCGGCATTATTTCCTTTGAATAGATTTCCGAATGGATCAGGTGCAGTATTACCCTGTTTCTGTTCTCCATCTTTGGGAGGTTCAGGAGCTCCTTGTGGTTTCATTGGACTTAGTTTTGAGATTGAAAATGCAGTTTTAGCTAGTTGCTTAATTGCTGCCTTTCCTCTATCTTTGGCATAAGAATCTTCAATAGCCTGAATCATAGGATCTACTTGAGCCCTATAGCTTTCCCATTTAGTATTAGTCATATAAGCAGCGAACCAATCAGTCATAAATTTGCCAATTGATACACCTTCATTACCTTCTACTTCCATAATACTTTCAAAGATTCGGTTCATCTTATCGTAAGATGATTCTTTTACTGGCTTAGGTTTTTGTGCTGCTTGCATTTTTCGTGCTGCAAGTTGTGCCCGTGTTCTTTGTGCAGCAGTCATTTTTTGTCCGGTAGGTTGAACACCTGCTCTAGTTTGCATTTTAGCTGCGGCAGTCTGTTGTGGACTCATCTGTTGTCCTGTTTGTTGCGCAGGTGGAACCTGCGTAGGAGAAGTTGTCGGAATAGCCGCATAAGAAGGAGGAGCCTTTTGGTTATTTGGCGCTGCGCCACCGGAATCTGCACCAGATGCTATGCCAGGATTAACAAATCCGCCTCGCACACCGTTGTCAAGTGAGGTTATAGCATCTTGATAGAAATCTTTCAAGAAGGCTTGCTGATACATAGTGTGCTTTGTTCCCTTACCAGAGAAAAAGCCTCGTACCGCTGCGGCTGCTCTATCGCCTATTAATGCGCTACCAATGCCCTCATCAATTTGCTTTGGTTGGTTAATTTCATTAATTTTCATTTTTCTTCCTCAAAGACTTAGTAAATCTTGCTTGGTCTTTACTTTTGATTGCGCTCAAAAGCTTCTTTTCAAGAAGTTCAGCCTTTTCGGAAGGATATTGTTTCTGCATCAATTCAATTAAATTGATGGCACTAGTAATAATATTTGATGCACGAGATTCAATGATATGGTTCATATCTCTCGTGTCACCAAAAGACTGTAATTCCTCAAGAAGGCTTTTAGTTTTCTTTTGCATAATAAAGTAAAGATCCTATACTATATTTAGTCTACTGTTAATTTTTCTTGAGAGAATTTAATAATGTTTTTAACCTTGCACCTTGAACATCTGTCGCAACTTTAGCTTCTGTGGTGGGCAGATTATCAACTGTTTCGCTTACTGAACTTGTAGTCTTTAGTTGACTCATGAGTTGTGTTGGAGTTTGAGTATGCGTCCTGCCTTCTTCTGGGTCTTCATCAGTGATACGCATAGTATCAATGTTGTATTCCAAATCAATCTTTTGACCAACACCAGTAGAACTACGAGACTTCATACACTGAATCTGATACTTGCCTCGCTCACGCATAGAACGTGACGTAAAGATACCAAACACATAGTCAGCAGTGTTAATCTTAGAAATACCACCTGCAATGTGAGAGTGATCAAACTCAATTTCTTCAACAGCCGAACGATTCAACTGTGATGCAGTAATCATTAGGATGCCAAGCTCCTTAGACAAGTTGCGAAGTTCTTCTGAAACATACTTGTCCTTGATGAACTGGTCGTTTGGATTGACCTTAATACTGACAGGCATAACAAGATCCAAATAGTCAATCATAACAAAGTCAATCTTGATGCCTGTTTGAATCTGCACTTCTTTAATGTACGACCGAATAGCGTTCACGTTAGACTGAGCCGGCAGTGCCTTAACACGATACTGACCCATTTTTCTACCAGTCATCTTAACACGCAATGCAGTATCTTCTAGGTTCTTACGAATGTCTTTAGTACTCATACTTGTAAGCATGGCGTCAGTACGAAGCGAAGTCAATTCTTCACTAAGTTCAAGAGTGATGTAGACGCCACTGAGTCCCTGACTGAGCCAGTTAAGTGCGATGTTCATCATAACGAGTGACTTACCTGAACCAGAGCCACCTGCGAAGATATTCAACTCGCCACGAGACATGCCTCCATACATAACTCTGTCAAGTTGGGGCCAGCCAGTAGATACCTGTCCACCTTGATTGAAATACTTGTTCAATCGTTCTTGAGGGTCAGCGAAATAGTCAGTTCCCATATCACGCTGTAGACTGATTTGAACTGCATCTTTGATTAGCTTTTCAACAGGGTCAAACTCACCCTTCTCAAGCAAGTCTGCTGCGCTGAGAATTGCACGTTCAAGTTCCTGACGCTTAGTGAATGCTTCAAACTCTTCCAAGAACCAATCATAATGTCCTTGGTCAAGTTCAGGAATAGCTTCAATAGCTTCTCCTGTAGTAGCCTTAATCTGTGCAGGGTCAGGCATGATGGAATACTTGGTAGTATGCTCTACCATAAATTCAGCAGCAGGACGTAATCTGCGATCAAAGTTCTGAGGATTCATGATGTTCATAACACGAGTATACAACTCTGCATTAGTAACCATCATTCGCAAGAAAAGTTCTTGAACGTCGGTGTTATATTCTTTTAGCAATTTTATTCCTCTGCATTTCAATCTTAATTTTGCTGTTTGTTGCGCTTTGCAAGATACTTAGTAGGGTAGGAAGCTTGCCATACTTTAATACTGCATCATTGGCATCCTTTATGTCGTTGCCCCAATCGGGAAGACTAACTTGAAAGCCTAAGTCTAATGCTCTTTCACAGATAGTAAGTCCTGTTTTATCTTGATCGGGGACTATGATGATTTTCTTGCGCAATCGTTTCAGAACAGTAGCCTGTTCTTCGCTGATAGTGTCGTGTCCCAATGCACAGCCCTTCAAGCTTATTGCATCAAGCACACCTTCAAATACTAGACATACTTCATACTCTGGCTTCTGCTGGTCGTAACCAAACACATATCCTGTCTGTTGATTTTTGATATACTTAGGGATTCTGTTATCTGTGAACCTGCTAATGTATCCTACATTCTTACCCTTATAAGTATAAGGGATAATAATGCGATTTCTGTTTCTTGCATAGTCACTAGGGGTAGCCATAAACGGGAAATCGTCAACTGTTAGCCCTCGCTTAGTCAAGTATTCAACATATTTTTCGTGTTCAGGATTAGCCGGGTCAATAAGCTCTGCGTTGTCTGGAAGATTTACTTCGTCAAACTTAATTTTCCATTTGGGTTTTGAATCTGCTACCATGTCTAATAGACTTCTATGCCGCAGACTTTCAAAGCTCCACTTGTTAATCTGTTCTTCTGGAACACCACACCAGCCCAATAGCTCTCTGACTTTTACAGCAAGGGGTTGTCCTAGCACGAATCTAGTAGAGAACCCGCAGTTGAAGCAGTGATATGTCCAATCGTCATCGCTATCAAAGACAATGCCGCCGCGACCTCTGTCATCACGACGATGACCTTTGTGATGGCAACATACCGCGTCAAAGCTGTGCCATCCTTTAGCGGCAGCCCTCTTCTTACCCGGAATAATAGTCAGGATATCAAACATTAATTGAATATAGGGGTGGAATCCAGTAATAGTATAGCCCTTTGTGTCTGATACATTAGCTAAATCAGTATCGTTGACAATATCATACCAATCTCCATCAACAATAGTTGAACCCTGAATAGTTACATTGCCGTAAAATTCTTCATACTTTGTTTGAATGGTTAGAATAGGATTATCTTGTGTATTGATTACACTAGTATAATATACTAGATTAGTATTACCTGAGCTATTGCTAATATTAGGGAAGGGTTGTCCAGTTGGAATAGTAACTACCTCAGAAGGAACAAAGGAAGGAAGGATAGAGTTGACAATATTCATATCTCCTCTTGCTCCTGCATTCTGATCTACGAATACTGGAAATTCAAACTGTCCTTCTGGTATCTCTAGTGAGTAATAGGCTTTCTGTGCAGGGAAGTCTTCAATGTCTGCTGCATTTAATCTGAGAGAAGCAATTCCAGTCAGCGCAAAGTCTAGGTCCAGTGCTTTTCTAATAAGGACCTCAGTGCCGTCATAATTCAAGATTCGGCATGTGATGCTTTTTCCAGTAATATCTACGGGCTTCTGCTCTTGATTCAAAAACTGAAATTGAATTCTGTTGTCAACACCCTTGTGTAGAGTTAATGGTTTGGCATATTGTGGCATATATTTTCTCGGTGAATTTCCTGAAAGGAGTACAACGATTTGTCTTTGAACATAAACAAATACTGAGGTAGTGTACACAAATCTTTCTCCTTGTCAAGTATTTAGTATTAAAATAAATAGTTTGGGTAAAATGGTGTAAATAGATTAGTATTATGAACGAAGACTTTTTCAAACGACTGAGCGAGAATCACCCTTTCATCACCATATGTTCCTATAGTAATCAGGATTATGTGGGGATAATCCAGAACCGGGATGACAATGTTACTACTATGTATGATTACGGAGCAATCATACAAGCTGAACTTAGAGCAAAGTTTTTAGAATTAGGAGATATATGGTGGTGGGAATCAAATAGATCGATTCCCATCAACATTTTTTTAAAAGATGAGTGGACTATCTTTAAACCATATATTAAAACGTTCAACAATAAAGGGCTAGAAATCGTTCACGGTCCTGTCGTATGCATGACAGACTTTACCAAGAAAAGAGCAAAGCGTAGAAGTATTACACTAGTTAAGCGGATGCCCTAGATTTCTTCTTTAATTCTTTCTTTCTTTTATCCTTAGCCATCTTAAACGACAAATCACCGACTCGCTGGTCAAACGTTACTCCAATCAAATGGTCATATTCATGCAAGAACACTCTGCATTCAAATCCAGTCAATTCACGCTCAACCAATTCACCTGATATAGTGTAGTATTGCACAACTGCACTTGCTGGGCGCTTTACTTTCATAAACAAATCAGGGAAGCTTAAGCAGCCTTCAAGGTCATTCTCACGCTCATCAGATAGTGAGACAATCTTTGGATTGATACAGGCAACGAGCTTAATAAAGTTACCCATGATAAAGATACGCTTCTTAATACCAACTTGAGGGGCAGCAAGACCCACGCCACCGTTGTCAGTCATGAACTTTGACATAGCTCTAACAAGTTCTTCGGGGCTTCCGTCAATTCTAAAGTTCCATTCTTCTGAAACTTCAAGTAGCTGTGGATTATTTTCTTCAAGCAGTTCTAAGTTCATTGTCTAGCCTCTTTAAACGTCATTTCATCTACTAATTCAATTTCACTGTCAGTTTCAATCCAAGCTCTTGCACCGCATGTCAACTGTTTTCCGTTGTATACTAGTTTGCTAGGACCGTTTATGACAACTTCACGAGCATACAAGGTCTTACCTTTGTCCTTGATTGTATACACAGGACGGTTCTTGCCATCCTTTGCGTTCATTGCAATATGTTGTCTATTAACGTGAATAATCTTCATAATCCATATTCTTTTAGTATTTCAATATAGTAGTCTTCGCCTTTGTGGACATGTTCTACAAAATGGTTAGGCGCATCATCGTTAGCCATATCACTGATGTACTTATGACAGATAAACTCTACGTTTGCTAGTTGGCATGCTTTAGCAATAGCAAATGCTTCCATATCAACTAGGTCAGCATTGATATTATATGTATCAGTTACGAAGTTGTCACCTGTACTTAGTGTCCATCCGTCATCGCCGATGACGATAGGTGCATGTAACGCT